TCATGTCATGCTCCACATCTCGTTGAGTAGTGCTGCCACCAGTGTGATGAGCAGCATCAATAGTCCTATTGGATATTCCATCATCATTCCCATTCCTCTTTTTGTGGTCCGGTGAATTTCTTAACCTTGAATATCTTTGGTCGATTTACCCTTGGCCCATACTTGGCTACTGGGTTTGCTTTTCGTGGGGATTTTTTATTTTTAAATTGTGGCTTGTTTTTTGTGGTCATTGTTTTTGCCCACTTTTGTTTTTTGTTTGTTTGTGTTGTTAGGGTTAGTATTCCGCTCGGTAAACCTCGCGGAACTTTGACGTGACCGCTTGCGTCGTTTACGTGGTCTTGCCGTCACGTCGTTTACGTGGTTGCCCCGAAGCACGGTGCCAGAAGCTGCCCCTGCCGGTGTAGGATAAAGCGAGGTGGTCATGTTGAATATCTTCCTCTGTTCGCTATGCCAGTGGAGTATCTTTGGTAGAAAAGTAGGGCCGCGACCCGGAGGCCGCGACCCTGTTGTTAAGGAAGGCTATGGCTTTTTCTGCCAAGGATTGTATTTTTTCCTAGCCTCTGTGGTAGCTACCGGTATGCCGGATAGCTCTGCATGCTGTTCCGCCGTAACGATGACCTTAACAGTCTCGTTGTTGAAAGTTGCGGGACGCGCCCATTCTTCGCCGGTTATGTCGGTAAATACCTTTTCGGCGTGAACGAATGCTACGTCGCATTCCGTAAAGTATTCGACTGAAACTCGCTTGTTGTCGAGGGCCTCATCGCCCATGCGATTATCAATCTCCGTATTTATACGGCTTCCGTCAAATGGTGCAGCGCGGCGCTCTGCGTAGGTGAGTTCTTTGTTTGCCTTTATTGCTGCGTTTTCCAGGCTTTTGACGTACCATTGCAGCTTTTCCTCTCCTCTATTAGTAACCCGTCCATCGTAGACGCGATTGCGATGGGAGAGGCGAGTCCAGATGCCTGTCATTTCGTTGTATACCGCTTGCCGGATTTCTTCTCCACGGGGGCAGGTCTCTTCGGTTTTGCCGTGAAGTTCCATGCTGTCGAGTACGGTCTGAGTGTTTGAATCTGCCATGCTATTGCTCCATCTGCTTGATTTGGGTGGTTACTGCGGCGATTTCTGCCAAGGAATGGAAGAGTTGACCGATGTCTTGCAGTTCGTCGCCAAGCGCTAGCAACTGCTCTTGGTCAGCGTCTTCCATGATGGTGAGGATTTCGTCGATAAGTTGGTCAATTTTCATCTAAATGCTCCATTGTTTCTACATTGTTGATATTGTCGAAAAATGCTTGTGCTGGTGCGATATGGCGATCATCGAAGCGGTCAAATTCTGGTTCGCACCCACACCACTCGGTTAGAAAGCGATGATAGTCTGAATAGAATTGAGGCGTGTGAGCTAAGCCAACAAGATCAACGCGATATGGGATTGTGTACGATGTCATCTAAATGCTCCATTGCTACATTGTTTGAGAAGATCCCCGACCCAAGTGCGGGCCGGGGTGGTCGGTAACTAGGCTGCTTTTAGTTCTGCCGCTGCGAGTGCTCGGTAAATCTCGCGCTTTCGGTTCGCATAGATCGTGTTTAAGGAGGGGCCAGCGACCCGATTTTTCTGGTAGTAGAGGTCCAGGTTTGCTAGCCGCCTCCTGACGTTGGACATTTCAGCTTTGCCCTCGGGCGTGTTTATAAGCCAGCTCATGTAGTTCATTTTATGCTCCGGAGTATGAAGCGTCCTCGCACTTCCCTGATGGAGGTGTGATCGCTTCGTAGGGCGTTTATTCAGACAGGAGCGGCGGATCGCTCAAGGGGGAAACTACGTTTAGGTCACTGGCAAAAATGACAAGTGTAGGTTTGCCCACGATACAAGCAGCCCCTTTGGGGAGTTGTATGGTGAATTGTGGGCACTGGCTAATTGTGGGCTTACCGGAACTCTAGCTGTCCCCTCGGCGTAGCCGTTGTGGGACTGCTCTCATTTTGAAGTGCGCCGACCCCTTGAACTATTCGACGCGGGAAAACGCATATTATTCGCCCGTAGCGATCCCACCACCAACAGACATCATAAAGCACGGTGCTGGGGCTACAGACTGTAGGTTTCGGGTAATCATGGAGGAGTGACCGACTGGAAGGCCGGTAGGCCCCAAGGAGGGTAACGGTGAGAAGACTCTGAGAGCGCCGCTGCCTCGTAATGATTGACTGAAACTGTACAGCCTGTTTGCAGCAATACTGTCTAAGGGCGGTAAATGTAGTGCGGCGAGACACTTTCGATTGTCCCCACTTAAAAGGTCAATCGATTCCGCCGAAGGCGGAAGGTTCTCCTATCATTAGTGAGGACGAAGAATTTAGACGCAAGATGAGGCCGAACGGACCATAATTGTTATTACAATGCGAGAACAAAGCACAGGAACATGGTAGCGAAGCATGTTAGCACCACTGCTGATGCAAGAATTCGTATTTGATCGTCATAGCTCATTCGCATTATGCTTCTCCCAACACGGATTTCAACACAAGGCACGACGCCGTTATCGCCGCCATGATCAGGATGGGCAGCGTCCACCAGCCCACAAAATAGACAAGAGCGGTGAGCAGGCTTATCCATGCCAAGTTAAAAAGCCAGTATGTAAAGATTGCGGTATTCATGTCAGTCTCCTGCTTCAGTGTTGGAGGTCGCGAAGAACTCATCGTGCTTTGGATCGATGGTTGGTACTACAAATGTCCAACCGGCGTTCTCCGCAATGTTCTGCGCGTCGTCAGCCCATTCGAGGCCGCACTCAATGCACTGCATGCAAACGCCAGCTTTGTGCATCGTGACTTCCACGCAAGCCTCACACACACGGTTCTTGTAGGGTGATGGTGTGTTTCTATTTGGCATGTATGTTTCTCCTATGTGAGCTTATCCAGCCTTCCACCCAGACTCATTAATGTGTTACTTTGACTACATGATTGGGTTTATTAAATGATTGTAATGGGATGGCTATTCTCCATACCCGCAGATCACAAACCCACCAGCGTTCTGACCGATCTGCCTTTGGGGCAATGCACACTTGTCACCCCAAGGATTGCACACTGAATGGACCGCTGTGCTGTTGTAGCTCTGCTATATTAGCAACCTCGCAATGTTAGCAGACTGTCACGTATAAGAAGGGGGGGGGGGGGGAAACCGCCATTGATTTCTCCGCTAGGGGGCACGTCTCTCATTTCTGCTGGAAAACCCGGAGGTTCCATGTCCGTTCCGAAACGATTTCTGAAGTCTACCTTGAATGACCGCCAGGAGGCGTACTGCCGTCATTATGTTGACCGCGGCGGTGATGTCCGCAACGCCATGGTACTGGCTGGCTATGACGACGATGGTAGCAGCAAGTTCCGTGTTGCCATGCACCGTCTCAAGCATAACCCTGCGGTCAGGGACCGCATCCACCAGATTACCCGTGAGTCGTTTACGTCAGACGCTGTGGAGGCCCGTGAGTGCCTGCTTCAGCTAATCAGGACTGCTAGGTCCGAGAAGGTAAGATTGGACGCTGCGCGGGATCTGCTTGACCGTGCCGGTCATAAGCCTCTGGAGACGCTGCTGACCATGAATGCGTCGGCAGCTTTGGACGAGACGGAGTTACGGGAGAAGATCACTGGACTGTTGACCCAGCTGAACATCGATCCTTCTACTCTCAAGCGGGAGAAGGAGGTGTTGGAAGCTAAGAAAGAGGAGTTCGAAGACTCGACGTTCCGGGTGAGTGAGTGATGGCCTGTGGGCAGAGCCGTCACCAAAATCCAAGTCGCCGGAAGGCGATACATTATGGCTACGTCCCACGAAGTCTTAATTGAGCATGAGGCACTATATATAGTAGCTTATCACCCTGGGCCTACAGTATGTAGGGGTTCTCTGAAACCCCTGTCAAGCGCTTTGTTGTAAGGCGTTGATGCTGAATGCTTTTATTTTTGCTTTTCCCTGCCCCAGAATAGCCGTTTTTACATTCGGTGACATGGTGCGTCACCCCTCTGGACAAAAAAACCCCGTGGCCGGAAAAGACGGGGACACCCATGAAACCCATCTACATCGAACCACGGGGCGGTAGGAGCAACGGAGCAACCACCTACCTGTTGCATATATACAACATATAGTGTACTTATGCAATATGCACACAACATCTAGTGATCCCGACGTTGCCCGGACGGAATTGCTGTCCGAGTTGAGCCATTATGTTGACGTGCTGGACCGTCAGTTGCAGATGCAGCGGCTGCTACAGTACAGGCCGTACCCAAAGCAGCTTGAATTCCATAATTCCGGTTCCGATTACCCAGAGCGCCTGCTGATGGCTGGCAACCAGCTGGGTAAGACCTACAGCGCTGCCATGGAAGTCGCCATGCATGTGACGGGCGTCTACCCGGATTGGTGGGAGGGCAGGAAGTTCGCCAAGCCGGTCAACGCTTGGTGCGCTGGCGTGACTTCCGAGAGCACGAGGGACAACCCGCAGCGCCTGTTGCTGGGCATTCGCCGTGAATTCGGCACTGGTTCGATCCCGGCAGAGAATATTGTGGATATCCAGATGGCGCGAGGCGTCCCAGACGCCGTTGATAGCGTCACTGTTGAGCATGTATCGGGCCGTAATAGCCATATCTGGTTCAAATCATACGAAAAAGGCCGGGAGAAGTGGCAGGGGCAGACGCTTGATTTCGTCTGGTATGACGAGGAACCTCCCGAAGAGATCTACACGGAGGGCTTGACCAGGGTAAATGCGACTGCTGGCATGGTTTTCGTCACATTTACGCCATTATTGGGTATGAGCCGCGTGGTCACACGCTATCTCCAGCCTGACGACGACGCCTCCAAGCACAGATATGTCGTCAATATGACCCTTGATGACGCGCCTCACATGACCGAGGCGATGAAAGAGCGCATTCTCTCCCAGTATCCTGAATATGAGCGGGACGCCAGGACCAAGGGCATCCCCATGCTTGGCTCTGGCCGCGTCTATCCTATTGCCGAGGAGCGTGTTGCCTTCAGCTTGAACGATTTCGGCAACGGTATGCCCGATTACTGGCCGACCTTGGGCGCTGTTGACTTTGGCGATTGGGATCATCCGACCTCTGCCGTCTTTGTTCGCTGGGACCGGGACCGCGATGTGGTCTATGTCACGGATTGCTACCGCCGCTCCAAGGAGCCGCTAACCGTTCACGCCGCGGCGATCAGGGACCGCGCCAATGGCTGCTATGTTGCATGGCCCCATGACGGCCTGAAGCACGACAGGACCGCTGGGCGCACCATCAAGGATCTGTATGCCGACAACGGGGTCAAAATGCTCCGTGAAAGAACCATGTATCCGTCAGGAGACTACTCCGTCGAGGCCGGTATTGCTGACGTATTGAACCGCATGCAGACCGGCAAATTACGCATTGCCACGCATCTGGCCGATGTCTGGGATGAGTTCCGCCTTTATCACCGGAAGGACGGCAAGATCGTCAAAGAGCGCGATGATCTCATGGATGCTCTGCGCTATGCCGTGATGTCGATCCGACACGCCAGATCACCGGCTGATATGGGCCGCGCCGTCGAGGTTGAGAATATGGAGGAGTACCATGTCTTATGATCTTGTTGTCCGCAATATCACGCATACCGACATTCAAATGTACTACGACGGCATGGTCGAATTGCTGCTGTCCCACCTTGAGGATTGGCACGATTTCGACACCGACAAGTTCAAGAAATGGCTCTGGCAGGCTGTAGACGATCCTGAGACGGATGCCCTGCTATGCACCCACGGTCATCTGCCTGCTGGCTATTTCATTGCCAGGACCATCACGCCGGTCTGGTCGAGGGAGCGTATCTCTTCAGACGTTGTTCTTTATGCGCTGCCTCCGTACAGGGGTAAGGGTGTAGCCGTTGCATTATTGCAACAGTGGGCTTATAATTTACAGAAACGTGGTGTGAAAAAGGCGCTGGCTGGATATTCTTTGCGGGCCAGCCATTCTCATGCCCGTGATGCTTACAAACGGGCGAAGTTTTTTACTCTTGGCGAAATCTACGCGAGGAAATTCTGATGTGCAGTGGTGGTGGTGACGGCCCTGACGGCGATCCCGGTCTTGGTATGGAAGGCGAGGACACTGCCCACGGGAACGAGGCTGATGTGGACGATCCTGGCGCTGCCGCCGGACCACAAGGTTCAGATGCCGAAAGTCAGGCGATGGGCGAAACTCAGGAGGAGCCGGCATTAAGTTCGGTTGATGAGGGTCAACAGGCTGCGAATGCAGAAATTTCTATGGCTGAGATGAGCATAGCGGTAGACCCGGGAAACGTCGCTGCTATTGACGAAGCAGCAGTTGCGATTTCTGATACTGCCATAAGTATGGGCGGACAAGGCTCACTATCTCCTGGCGTTGGTCTTGGGGTCAACTCAGAGATGGGCACCGCAACGATGAACCAAGTTAACGCCCTGAACGCACCGGGGCTTCCCGGCTCGACTGTTGGTTTTGCCATTAACGACCCGACAGGTAATACGCCAGGGGCGATAACGGCTAGCCAGATAGCAGCCCAGCAAAACCCATCGTTAGCTAACGCCATGTTTGGCCTTGCCGGTATGATGCCTGGGGCGCTGGGCGTACTGGGATTGGCTGCTGGCGCAGTCGAGGGCCGTGGTATGACACAAGCCATGGGTCTTGTCGACAGTGGAAGGGGCGCTATAGCAGGTACGATAGCCGGTGCAGCCGATTCTATAAGCGGCGCAATGCCAGGGGGCGCATCTGTAATGGGCCAGAGTTCCGACGACGACCCAGGAGAGATCGGTGGGCCGTCGCAGGCGGAACTTGACGCGATGGAGGTAAGCCCCGCTGATATAGATCAAGTGATCGACGCCGGACCCGCCTGGAGTTCGGATAGAGTTATAGACACCACCGACAGCTTTTTAGACACATCGCAAATTCAGCCTCTCGCTGAAATACCTGCCGCTACAGGTGTCGGCACAACTGGACTACTGGATGATCTCGGCACTACCGATATCACAGGGGCTACTGATTCACTGTCTCGTCCCGGCAGCTTCGGGCGGTCAAGGATTACCACGCCAAGCAATCGTATATTCAATCTAGTCAATTTATTCCGACCCACCCTATCACCAGGGATTAGTCTGTGATGGCATATTCAGCAAGTGAGCTAATTGAACGGGCGGAAACGCTTGAGAACGAGCGCGCAAACTGGGAGCAGGATTGGCAGCGTATTGCTGATTTTGTCCTGCCGCGTAAAAACGACATTATCACCAAGCGCTCTCGCGGAGAGAACCGTAACCAGAAGCGGTACGCCTCTATTGGCATGCAGTCCCTTAATATCCTGGCTGCATCTCTCCACGGCACACTGACATCGAAAGCGGTTCAGTGGTTTGATCTGGAGACAGGCAGGCCGGAACTGGACGCCAGTTCGCAGATTAAGGATTATCTGCAAGAGGTTGCCCGCATCATGTGGGTGGAGCTTAACGCCTCCAACTTCCATTCCCAGGTCCATGAATTGTACCTTGATCTGGCAGCGTTCGGCACTGGCTGCATGCTACAGGAAGAGGCTGGTGGTCCTGGCGAGGACTACGACGGGCTTACATTTTCAGCGCACCCAATTCAGTCGTATCTAATCGAAGAGAACCATAATGGTCAGGTGGACTCCGTGTGCATCAAGCACATGATGACCGCCAACCAGATTGCCGGGAAATTCGGTGAATCCGCCATGACTTCCGAGCAGAAGTCTGCGCTGACCAAAGACCCGCTGTCTCAGTTCGAGATCTTGCACTGGGTTATGCCGCGTGACACTGGCCGTTCTAAGGGCGACGGCTATACCGAAGACGCCTCAAAGATGGGCTTCAAATCATGCTGGGTTGACCGCTCCCAGGAAACCATAATACGGGAAGGAGGCTATCAAGAATTCCCGTTTACGGTATGCCGCTGGAGCAAGTCCACAGGCGATTTATACGGAAGAGGCCCTGGGGACACGGCTCTCAGCGATATTGAAGTATTGAACGAGGCTACCCGCCTTGAGTTGAACGCCTGGGCCAAGACAATCGATCCGCCGATACTGGTTGAGGACGATGGTGTAATCGGCAAGGTCAACATGCGTCCCGGCAAGCCCACCGTGGTCCGGGATGTAGAGCGGTCTGTCAGGCCGTTCCAGAACAACGCCAACATGAATTTCAACCAGATCAAGCTGGGCGAATACCGCGACACTATCAGGCAAGCCTTCTTTGCCGATCAGCTGGAACTTCCCAACCGCGGCTCTGCTGAGATGACGGCGACGGAAATCCAGGTCCGCTATGATCTCATGCAGCGCGTACTAGGCCCAACCCTTGGCCGTCTGGAGCGAGAGCTTCTTGAGCCTGTGATCTGGAGAACCTTCAAGATCATGGGCCGTAGGGGCAAGATCCCGCCGCCGCCGCCAGAGATGGGCGACGTACTTGATATCAATGTCCGTTATGTCGGCCCCCTCTCCCGCGCTCAGAAGCAGGCCGAGATCAACGCCTTTATGACCTTCCTGCAAGAAGTCGGCATGGTGTCCCAAATGAAGCCGGAAGTTCTGGACAACATCGACGGCGATGCCGCTATTCGCTGGCTGCATAGCCACCACGATCTGCCTGCCATTGTCATGGTTGAAGACAGGATAGTACAGCAACGCCGCGATGCCAGAGCCAAGCAGCAAGAGGCCCTTGCCCAGCAGCAGTTCCAAAGCGCCGGGGCGCAGGATACCAAGGCCATGGCAGAGGCCGAAGCCAAGATGCAGCAAGCTGGTGCCACGCAGCAGCAGGCAGCAAGCGAACAACAGCCTGAATAGTTGGAATGACGAAATATACAGAAAGGGAGATAGCTAGTGCTTATGCGCGCTTATTTGGCGGCGAAACGGGCATGGTCGTCCTTGAAAACATGGTTTCTAAATATCAAAGACGAAGTAGCTTTGTTCGTGGAGACCCATACGAGACGGCTTTTAAGGAAGGTGCGCGGTCAGTAATTCTGCACATCAGGGCCATGGTGAAAAAACACGGCCCGGACAATGATTTGGAAAGGTTGATCGATGAATGAACAGGTTTCCGAAACAGTTTCCTCAGAGGCGGCGCAGGCTCCAGTAGCCGAGGCGGCTCAAACTCAGTCGGAACCCGGCTGGAGAGACGGACTCTCTCAGGAAAACAGGGACCACGGCGCGATCAAGGACTTCAAGACGGTTGACGATCTGGCTCAATCGCATATCCACGCTCAGAAAATGCTTGGATCTTCAGTGCAAGTCCCCGGTGAACTCGCCACTCAGGACGATTGGAACAAATTCTACACCAAAACAGGCCGTCCACAGGACGCAAATGCTTACGACTTCACTGTCGTCAAGGCTCCAGAGGGCTTCACTATAGCTGATGAGCTTGTTTCCGGGTTCAGATCAGCCGCTCATAACAGCGGTCTTAACCAGCAACAGGCTTCCAATCTGATGGATTGGTACGTCAAGGCGTCTCAGGGCCAGCTTCAGGCCGCACAACAGCAGACTGCGACGGCAAAGCAGGCCGCTACGCTGGCATTGCGTGAGGATTGGGGCGGTGACTACGACAGAAATGCACAGGCGGTAAACACCGCCCTGAATAGGTTCTTCCCCGAACATCTACAGCAACAGATCATGGAGGTTGCATTGACCAACGCTGATTTTGCCAAGGCCCTGTCGGATATCGGCTCCCGTATGGGCGAAGATACCACGGCTGGTATTAAATCCGCATCGACCAGCAAGGACCGGCGCTCTGAAATCGAGGCTGAACTGAAGACGCTGCGGCATGATCCCGATAGCGCCTATCTGAACGCGAGGCATCCCAATCACAATGATGAGATAACCCGCGTTGCCGCCATGCTGGACGAGCTTAACGAGTTGCCGGAATGAGTTGCGACAACTGCGATGATGCCTACCTGAACCTGCGTATTCAGGCTCTGCGGCTTGCCGTGGAGGCGTCATCGATCAGCCATAAAGTTGATTTCGAGGCGCTGGCAGACAGATATTTTGTGTGGCTTTCCAAGCCTTCCGCTAAAGCACATAAAAAAACTGTAAAAAAACAGTTGACCTGACTCTACGATAGTGGCAAAAATACAACATCGGGTAACCTATTGGTCCGATAAACGGCGGTAACCCGCTCGTCGGCGCACGTAAGCGCAAGTCTGAGGTCCAGCATGAGTTGGGCAACCTTTGGCAAGAACCCCTTAATTCTTGTTGGAGGATGCTATGTCCACTCAAGTTGGAATTGCTCATGTACAGCAGTTCAAAAACAATGTGATCATGCTCTCACAGCAGCGGGACTCCCGCCTGCGTGGGGCTGTTCGCACCGACCCAGATTTCCTCAAAGGGAAGTCCGGGTTTTACGAGCGCATCGGCGCTACCGCCGTTGTGAAACGCACCAGCAGGCATGCCGATACTCCGTTAGTCTCGACACCGCATTCCAGGCGTCGGGTAACGATGGACGATTACGAATGGGCTGACCTGATTGACCGGCAGGATGTCATCCGCATGATGATTGACCCGGAATCGCGCTATGCAAAGAATGCTAGCTCGGCAATGGGCCGTCAGATTGATGATGTCATCATTACTGCCATGGGCGGATCTTCGTATGCCATTGATGAGGATGACGCGGCCAGCGCCGTGACTTTCCCATCCGGGCAGAAGGTTGCTCATGCTTCCGGCGGATTGACCGTGGCTAAAATTCTCGCAGCCAAGGAAGTCCTCTGGGCTAATGAGGTCGATGATAATGAGCAGATGTTCATTGTCTGTGCCGGTAAGCAGATCAGTGATTTGCTGAACACGACTGAAGTCAAAAGTTCCGATTACAACACCGTCAAGGCCTTGGCCCAAGGTGAAATATCAGACTTCGCTGGCTTCACGTTCATTCGTTCGGAACGTCTCTCGAATGATGCGACTCCAAGTCGCCTCGCTTATGCGTTCCTGCCGTCTGCCATCGGTCTAGCTATTGGCGATGATGTCACCACCCGCGTTTCCGAGCGTGATGACAAAAGCTATGCGACTCAGGTCTATCTTTCGATGTCTCTAGGCGCGACGCGTGTAGAGGAAGAGAAGATCGTCCAAATCGCATGCAACGAGTAGAAGGAGAATAGATCATGGCTACTGTCTACTCAGTACAAAAGACGGCGTGGGATCAAACCATCCCGTCTAAAAAGACCAAGCCAAATGAGTTGGCTGGTCGCATGCGAGTTGCTTACGCCACTTATGAGGCCTCCTCCCTGGCCTCCGGTGACGTAATTGAGTTGTTTAACTTGCCGAATGGGGCGCGGATTATGGGTGGGCGTCTGTTTAACGATGCCCTCGCGTCATCCACCACTCTTTCGGTTGGTTATGCCGCTCATACCAACTCTTCCGGTACTGCCGTTTCGGCTGCTGCCGCTGCATATCTGGCAGCGACCAGCACCGCTAGCGCTGGTGCCAACGATATTGCCGCCACCCTTGCTTTGGGTGCTACCTCGGAATTGGACGCCAATGAGAACGGCGTTCCGATTACCGCGACTATGGGCGGCGCAGCAGGCACTGGTACAATCACGTTGCGTATTGACTACGTGGTTGACTAATTCTCAGTGCAGTCGGAGAGCGGGGGCAGGTTGCAGTCCTGCCCCCGCAACTCGCCGTTAAAGGAGCGTCTTGATGGCCGATTCAGAAGT